GTACGAGAATGATGAAAGTACACTACCTGATTCAGATGAAGAATTACAACTACACATGCAGCTTAACTATAAGCAAGCTGTTGAAATGGCTGAAGAACAAGCTATAAATGTATTAATGGAAGGTAGTGATTATGATTTAATAAGAAGAAGATGTTTATATGATATAACAACGATAGGTATAGGTGCTACAAAAACAACATTTGATTTCACGGATGGAGCTAAAGTTCAATACGTTGATCCAGCTAATTTAATATATTCTTACACTGAATCTCCTTATTTTGATGATATATATTATATTGGAGAAGTAAAAGAAATACCTGTTAATGAATTAATAAAAGAATTTCCAGATTTAACAGAGGAGGAAATAAAAGAAATAACAGATAAATCAACAGATCCATTAAGACATACTCCGCATAGAGATAAAAACAAAATAAACGTTTTATATTTTAATTATAAAACTTTTGGTAATAATGTTTATAAGTTAAAGAAAACAGCAGCCGGAGGAGAAAAGGTTATAGAAAAAGACGATACATTTAATCCACCTGAGGATAAAGAAGGAGATTTTAGTAAAATAGAAAGAAGCGTTGAGGTTTTATTTGAAGGTGTTTATGTTATAGGCTCAAATAAATTACTAAGATGGAGAATGATGCCTAATATGATGAGGAGTCAATCTAATTTTAGTAAAGTTAAAATGACATATCAAGTTGTTGCACCTAGAATATATAATGGAAAAATAGAATCATTAGTTGGTAGAATAACAGGTTTTGCTGATATGATTCAGTTGACACATTTAAAGTTACAACAAGTATTATCAAGAATGGTACCAGATGGTGTATATCTTGATGTTGATGGTTTAGCAGAAGTTGATCTTGGTAATGGAACAAACTATAATCCACAAGAAGCTCTAAACATGTTCTTCCAAACTGGTAGTGTTGTTGGTAGAAGTTTTACATCAGAGGGGGATCAAAATCCTGGTAAAGTACCAATACAACAAATACAAAATGGTGGTGGAGGAAACAAAATACAAAGTTTGATAGCTACTTACAATTACTATCTACAAATGATAAGAGATGTGACAGGTTTAACTGAAGCTAGAGATGGCACAGTACCTGATCCTAAAACTTTAGTTGGAGTTCAAAAACTTGCTGCAGCTAATTCAAATACAGCTACTAGACATATACTACAATCAATGTTGTATTTAACAGCTGAAATGGCTGAGTGTATGTCATTGAGAATTGCTGATATAATAGAATATTCTCCAACACGAGAATCATTTATACAAGCGATAGGTGCTCATAACGTTGCTACTCTAGGTGAAATGAACGAATTACATCTCCATGAGTTTGGTATATTTATAGAGTTATTACCAGACGACGAAGAAAAACAAATGCTTGAAAACAACATACAAGTTGCATTAGGACAGAAAATGATTGATCTTGATGACGCTATAGATATAAGAGAGGTTAGAAATCTTAAGTTAGCTAATCAATTGCTAAAATTAAAGAGAAGGAAGAAGATGGAGAGAGATCAAATTATGGCTCAACAAAATATGCAATCACAAGCACAATCTCAATCTATGGCAGCTCAAGAAGCGGCAAAAATTGAGATAGAGAAGAATCAAACAAAAATAAAAGGAGAGCAAGAGTTGGAGAAAACAAAGAGTAATTTAAAAATTCAATTCTTACAACAAGAAGCTAGAGTTAAAAAAGAGTTAATGATGTTAGAGTTTAAATTAAATTCTAGTGCAAGAGCTCAAGAAACAGAGGTTTCAAATAAGTTAGAGATGATGAGAGAAGATAGAAAAGATGAACGTATAGATAGACAAGCTGCTCATCAAAGAGATATGATAGAGCAAAGAAAATCAGGTGATTCTGGTAAAGGTTTTGAATCATCAGGTAATGATATAGTTACAGGGGGAGTAGGATTAGGTGAATTTGGCCCTCGTTAATATTTAATATTTTATAAAATTTTATTATGGCAAAAAAAGAAAATAAGGTTGAAGAACCTAAAGTCGAAGAGACTAAAGTTGAAAAAACTAAAGATAATGTTACTAAGGTTAAAGTGAAAAAAAGTAAACCTAAAGAAACTATTACTAAAGTTGATTTATCAAAACCACCAGTAAAAGACGAAGAGGTTAAAGAAAAACCCGTCGAAGAAGAGGTGGTCGTAGTCAATGCTGAACCAGAAGTCAAGGAGGTTGTTGAGGAAAAACAACAAGAGGTACCAACTATACAGGAAGTTACCAATGAAGAGGTAATTAAAGTTGAAGAAGAAGTACAAGAAGCTATAGTTGAAGCTCAAGAAACTGGAAGGCCACTACCTGAAAAGGTTGAAAAACTTATAAGTTTCATGGAAGAAACGGGTGGTGACATAAATGACTACGTTAATTTAAACAGAGATGTTACTAAAATGGACGACTCTGACGTACTTGATGAATATTATCGTACAACAAAATCTCATCTAACACCAGAAGAGAGACATTTCTTGTTAGAAGAAAGATACGGTGTTGATGAAGAGGTTGACGATCCTAAAGACATTAAGAGGAAAAAGATAGCCCTCAAAGAGCAAGTTGCCGAGGCTAGAGCCCACTTAGACAGGCAAAAGTCTAAATACTATGAAGAAATTAAAGCTGGAAGTAGATTAACAAAAGATCAACAGAAAGCTATAGATTTCTTTAATAGATACAATAAGGAGACTGAAAAACAGAATAAGTTGAATAAAGCTACTAAGGACGCATTTTTGAAAAAAACTGATAATGTTTTTAACGAAGATTTCAAAGGTTTTGATTATCAAGTTGGAGACAAGAGATTTAGGTTTAATGTAAAAGATGTAAACAAAGTTAAGCAAACGCAAAGTGATTTAAATAATTTTGTCAACAAATTTGTTGGAGATGATAAAACTACTATTGCGGACGCTAAAGGATATCACAAATCTTTATTTACTGCTATGAACGCTGACGCTATTGCTAAACATTTTTATGAACAAGGAAAAGCTGACGCAGTCAAAGACCAAGTGGCTAAAGATAAGAATGTAAGTATGGATCCACGTCAAACACATGGTGAAATAAATGCTGGTGGTATAAAAGTTAGAGTTTTAGGTGATTCTTCTTCTGATATAAAAAACAGATCCTTTAAAATTAGAAAAAAGAATTAAAAACAATTTAAAAATTAATTATTATGGCAATTACTGCGGGAAGTAGTTTGAATAGTGTACCTGCTCCACAAAAGCAAACACTATCTACAAACTATATAGATTTTACTGCGACAGCTACAGCTGGCTGGGCGCAACAATACCTGCCTGACTTAATGGAGCAAGAAGCTGAAGTGTTCGGTCCACGAACAATCTCTGGTTTCTTATCTCAAGTTGGTGCAGAAGAGGCTATGACGTCTGATCAAGTCGTCTGGTCTGAACAAGGTAGATTACATTTATCTTATAAGGGACACGTTGAATCAAATGCTGGTGGTACAGCAAGTGGTGGACAAATTGAAATTGAAGCTGATATTGACGAAACTGCTGGTTTTACAGCTGCTAATCATGGTATTAGAGTTAATGATACAATTATTGTAGCAAACTCAGAAGGTGTGGTTAAGTGTATTGTAGAAGCGGTAGCGGGTGCTGTTATTGATATTCAACCTTATGCTGAAGCTTCTTTAAACGTTTTAGGTCTTAGTACAACTGGTGGATCAAAAACTACAACAATATTAGTTTATGGTTCTGAGTATGGAAAAGGCATGAGCTATAGAAACGCGGCTAATAGTGCTGATACTGATTTGAGAGGCGGTAACGAACCTGATTTCAAAACTTTTGTTAATAAGCCAATTATAATGAAAGATTACTACGAAGTATCAGGATCTGACGTTGCTAGAGTAGGTTGGGTTGAAGTTTCTACAGAAGCTGGAGAATCTGGATATTTATGGTATCTAAAAGCTGAAGCTGATACTAGAGCAAGATTTACTGATTACATTGAAATGGCAATGATTGAAGGCGAGTTAAATGCCGCTAATTCTACTATTGATGGTTCTGATTTGGTTGCTGGTTCTGGGACTGGTGCTGGAGCTGTTGGTACTGAAGGTTTATTTGCTGCTATTGAGGAAAGAGGTAACTTAACTTCCGGTGTAACTGGTGTTAATGCTGCTACTGATTTAGCTGAATTCGATGCTATTTTAGCTGAGTTCGACAAACAAGGTGCTATTGAAGAATACATGATGTTTGTTAATCGTGCTACTAGTTTAGCTATCGATGATATGCTTGCTTCAATGAATTCTTACGGAGCTGGAGGTACTTCTTATGGAGTATTCGACAACGATGAGGACATGGCGTTAAACTTAGGTTTCTCAGGATTTAGAAGAGGTTCTTATGACTTCTACAAATCTGACTTCAGATACTTAAATGACAAAGCTACAAGAGGAAGTATTAATGACGCTAATGCAACCAATGCTATTAGAGGTGTTATGGTTCCTGCTGGAATGTCTTCTGTTTATGACCAACAAGTTGGTTCGAACATGAAGAGACCATTCTTACATGTTAGATATAGAGCTTCTCAAACTGATGATCGAAGATTTAAATCTTGGGTTACTGGTTCGGTTGGAGCTGCTACATCAGCGCTTGATGCAATGTCTATACATTTCTTAACTGAAAGATGTTTAATCACACAAGGTGCAAACAACTTTATGTTAATGAAGTAAGACTATTTATTTATAAGGGCGGTCTAGTATCGCCCTTATATTTTTATTAATTTTTATTATATTATATTATGGCAAAGAAAAAGAAAGAAGTTGTGGAAGAAACTACAACTGAAGAAACGGTTGTTATGGAAGAACCGAAGGTTAAAACTCCTAAAATAGAAGTTGAACCTAAAAAACCTAAATGGAAAATTAAAGATAGAGTTTATTATTTAAAGGGAAAAAAGAAACCACTATCTTACTCTATAAAAGCTTCTAATTTATTTTGGTTTGATGAAGAAAAGGGTTATGAGAGAGAGATAAAATATTGTCAAAATCAAAGAACTTGTTTTGTTGATGAAATGAAAGGAGATCAAAGATTAGAGCACATAGTGTTTAGAAGCGGAGCTTTATTTGTACCTAAGGAAAAGGTTACATTACAAAAATTTTTATCTTTATATCACCCACATAAAGGTAGTTTATTTTATGAATATGAACCAGTTAAAATAGCTGAACATGAGTTAGATTGGTTGGAGTTTGAAGTTGAAGCATTAGGTATAGCTAAGAATTTAGATATAGATATGGCTGAAGCTATTATGAGAGCAGAGATTGGATCTGAGGTTAATAACTTGAGTTCTAAGGAGCTTAAAAGAGATTTGTTATTATTTGCTAGGAGAAATCCTAAATTGTTCATAGAGTTGACGACAGATGAAAATGTTCAACTTAGAAACTTTGGTATAAAAGCTNNTGANGCTAATATAATCAAANTATCTAANGATCAAAGATATTTCTTGTGGGGTTCTAATGATAGGAAGATTATGACAATTCCATTTGATGAACACCCATATTCAGCATTAGCTGCTTGGTTTAAAACTGATGAAGGAATGGAAATATATGCAAATATAGAAAAAAGATTAAATTAATAATCTTTTAAACTAGTAGAAATAGCCACCCGAAAGGAGTGGCTATTTTTATTTAAATGCTAACCTTTTACTTTAATATGTAACTATAATAAAGTAAAATAGATTTATTATGGAATCAAAAGGATTAGGTGATTCTGTAGAAAAAATGACCAAAGCTACAGGATTGAAAACATTAGCAGATCTAATAGTGAAATCTGCAGGTAAAAAAGATTGTGGTTGTAATAAAAGAAAGGAATGGCTCAATAAACAATTTCCTTATAAAAAATAATAACAATGCCAGTAAATATAGACACAGTATATCAGAAGGTTTTAACTCTAACTAGTAAAGAGCAAAGAGGTTATTTAACTCCACAAGAGTTTAATTTAATGGCTGATAAAGCTCAAAGTGAAATTTTTAATAATTATTTCCACGACATAAAAACAGCGTTTTATAAATCAAAAACTGATAAAACTCACGCTGATGATATGGAGTTAGTTAAAGAGAAGATTCAACCATTTAATGAAAACAGCAATATAGTTCAAGCTGCAAATGATCCACTGTTGGTTTTACCAACTGGTGTGCATTTTATTAGCACACTACAAGTAACTGTCAACTCCAACAAGGTTCAAGTTACTGAAATGTACAATAAAGATATTCTATACACAGAAAGTAATCCATTAACAAAAGCAACTAAAAACAGACCAGTTTATGTTAGAAATGCTAGTAATGGATTAACCTTATATCCAACTCCAGACGCCCAAACAACTTACACTTTAGATTATTATAAGAAACCAGCAACTCCACAATGGGGATATGTTGTTATAAAAGGTAGACCATTATACAATAGCGGTGCGGGTTATAGTACTGATTTTTCTCTTCACGCTTCAGAAGAGGAGAATTTAGTTTCTAGAATATTACAATTAGCTGGAGTGGTAATAGAAAAACCTGGATTAATAGAGGTTGGTACAGTTGAGAGAGCAAATACTAAACAAGAACAAAATGATTAATTATGGGATTATTAGATAATCAAACTCAATATAGTTATTATACTACACCTAGTGGTTATGGTGATTATCAATTCGTAACATTAGAAAATATTATAAACGCCTTCATGGTTGCATATGTTGGAGAAGGTAAAATAATTACTAAAATAAATAGAACTGATATTCAATTTCATGCAATGAGAGCTATTCAGGAATTATCATACGATGTGTTTAGATCTATTAAATCTCAAGAAATAGAAGTACCAGCTTCACTAACTATGATATTGCCTCAAGATTATGTTAATTACGTTAAAGTAATTGCTATAGGAAGTGATGGTATTGAAAAGAACTTATATCCAACTGGTAAAACATCAAATCCTTTTGCTATAGAGCAGGATTCTGCTGGTGTATATCAATATGCAGATACTGATTTAGATGGGGTTCTTGATTCATTAGTAGAGCAGCCAGGAGGTAGTGATTCATGGACCGATTATCAATCACTATCACCAGTTAGTAACACAGACGCTACAGACGCTACAGATATAGATTTAGATTATAGAGGTAGAAGATATGGATTAGATCCGCAACATTCTCACGAGCATGGTTCATTCTATATAGATTACCTAAGAGGATATATACATTTTAGTTCAAGTGTCGCTGGTGAAACAGTTGTATTAAAATATATTAGCGATGGATTAGGTACTGACGAGGAAATGGTTGTACATAAGTTCTGTGAAGAAGCAATATATAAGTGGATAGCTTATGGTATATTATCTGTTAGATCAGGTATACCAGAGGGTATTATAATGAGATTTAAAAGAGAAAGGTTTGCTGAAACTAGAAAAGCAAAAATTAGATTATCTAATATTAAAATAGAAGAATTTACTCAAGTTCTTAAAGGAATGAGTAAGCAAATAAAATAGTATTATGCCAGATATTAAACATACTTTTGCTGGAGCCAAGATGAACAAAGATCTCGACGAGAGATTAGTTCCTAATGGTGAATATAGGGATGCGATGAACATCCAGATAAGGACTACTGATGGTGGAGGTGACGGAGTGGGTGACGCTGGTACTGCTCAGAATATTCAAGGTACTAAAGCAATAATGTCTGAGGTTCATTACGAAGATTATGCTATCGATAATGATCCTTATTTAAATAGAACAACTGTTGTTGGTAGTATTGCGGATGAAAAAGTTAATAAAGCTTATTTTTTCGTAGCTGGATTAGATTGGCCAAGAATACTAGCGGATAATCCTAGTGATATAGGTAGTTTTAAATTTATAGATTACATAATAGAAGTTGATACGGGTAGTGGACAATCTTCCCCAACTATAAGTCCAGTTGTTGTTGATAGATATGGATATTTGGTAAGTGGAAAAGGTGTTACAAGATTTTGGGGAAATGACGCTAATGATAACTACATAGGACCACCAGTAGGAAACTCTTATACAGAATTTCAAGTTTCAAGTGAAACTATGGAAAATCTTAGAATAGGTATGACTATACAG